TATGTATGAAAGATTGTTATCTGGCGGAGATATAACTCTTTTCTCGCCGCATGATGTACCAGGATTATACGATGCATATTTTGGAGACGCTGATACATTTAAAGAACTGTACGAAAAATACGAACGTGCTACTAGTATTCGCAAAAAGAAAATACCGGCTATGGAGTTGTTTAGTGCATTGATTAAAGAACGTGCTGAAACTGGACGCATGTATATTATGAATGTTGATCATGCTAACACACATAGCTCGTTTAAAGACACAGTATACATGAGTAACTTGTGCCAAGAGATTACACTGCCGACAAAGCCACTTAATCATATCGATGACGAAGAAGGCGAAATTGCCTTGTGTATTTTATCGGCTATTAATGTAGGAATTATTCGACAACTAGATGACCTAGAAGAGTTATGCGAGCTTGCTGTCCGTGCATTAGAAGAAATCATTGACTATCAGCGTTACCCAGTAGCGGCTGCAGAAGTGTCAACAAAAGCAAGACGCTCACTAGGTGTAGGTTATATTGGACTTGCACATTATCTTGCAAAAAATCATACCAAGTATGAAGATCCTAAATCTTGGAAACTAGTACACGATTTGTCAGAAGCATTCCAGTACTATTTGTTAAAAGCATCAAACAATCTTGCAAAAGAAAGAGGTGCTTGTGACTATTTTGGCCGCACAAAGTATGCAGACGGCTTACTACCGATTGATCATTACAAAAAGGATCTAGACGAAGTAGTATCACACACACTAAATTATAACTGGGAAAGTCTGCGTAAAGATATTGCAGAATATGGTCTGCGACACTCGACACTAAGCGCACAAATGCCAAGTGAAAGTTCAAGTGTTGTATCTAATGCTACTAATGGCATTGAACCTCCAAGAGGTTATCTGTCTGTCAAGAAGTCAAAGAAAGGGCCACTCAAGCAAATTGTTCCGCAGTATCAAACTCTAAAGAATCATTACACGTTGTTGTGGGACATGCCTAGCAACGAAGGTTATATTAATGTAGTAGCATCAATGCAAAAATTCTTTGATCAGGCAATTAGCGGAAACTGGAGTTATAACCCTACGCACTTTGAAAATAACGAAGTTCCGATGAGTGTAATGATTAAAGATTTGCTAACTACATATAAGCTCGGTTGGAAGACTAGTTATTATCAAAATACTTATGACTACAAGTCTGATGATGATATTCCGTTAGAAGAACCAACTGTCGATCTTCGGCAACAAGATCTGCCTACAAGTGAGGATGAAGATGCCGACTGCGATGCTTGCGCAATATAGAAAGTGATAGTATAATAATAAAAAAAGGAAATAACAATGGCAAGAACAGTTTTTAATCGAGACAAAGTAGACTTTACAAAACAAAATATGTTTTTTGGAGCAGCTCAAAATACACAGCGTTATGATGTGTTTAAATTTCCAGTGTTTGATAAACTAAATCAAACTATGCTTGGATACTTTTGGCGTCCAGAAGAAGTAAGTCTACAAAAAGATCGTGCTGACTTTGCTAACTTCCGTCCAGAACAGAAACATATTTTTACTGCAAATTTGAAATATCAAACACTACTTGACAGTGTCCAAGGACGTGGTCCATGCCTAGCATTTTTGCCGCATGTTTCACTTCCTGAACTAGAGGGCTGTATTGTTACTTGGGATTTCTTTGAAACAATTCATTCACGTAGCTACACACATATTATGAAGAACGTGTATGCTGACCCTGCAGAAGTGTTTGACACTATTCTAGATGACGAAAAGATTATTGCTCGTGCAGAAAGTGTAACTAAAAACTACGATGCATTTACTAATGCTGCCGAAGCATTCCAATACAAAAAACAAGGAGATATGCGAGAAGTTAAAAAGAAGCTGTTCCTTGCGATGATGAATGTAAATATATTAGAAGGACTACGTTTTTATGTTTCCTTTGCATGTACTTTTGCATTCGGCGAGCTCAAGCTAATGGAAGGTTCTGCAAAGATTATTAGTCTCATTGCTAGAGACGAAAGTCAACATCTTGCTATTAGTACCCACATTCTTAAAAATTGGATGCAAGGTAAAGACGATCCAGAAATGGTTAGCATTGCAAAAGAGTGCCAAGAAGAAGTATACCAAATGTGGCGCGAGTGTGTACAAGAAGAAAAGCACTGGGCAGACTATCTGTTCAAAGATGGCAGTATTATCGGACTAAACGAAAAATTACTGCATCAGTACGTTGAGCATATTGCTAATCGTAGATTAAAAGCATTAGGGTATAATACTATCTTTGATGCACCAGTTAACACTAACCCACTACCTTGGACACAGCATTGGTTAAGTAGCTCAGGCTTGCAGGTGGCCCCTCAAGAAACAGAAAATGAGTCCTATATTATTGGCGGTATTAAGCAAGACGTAACTACAGACTCTATCAAAGGATTTAGTTTATGATTGAAATTTACGGTAAGCCAGCATGTCCAAGTTGTACAAAAGCAAAAGCATTTTGCGAAAAGTATAATCTAAAATTTGAGTATTATACATTGGACACAGATTTTACTCGTGAAGAATTGTTTGAACAGTTTCCTACAGCACGTACATTCCCGCAAATTAAGATAAGCGGAACAAGTGTAGGCGGCTACGAACAAATGATAGAATACATTGATAACACCGGATATAACGGAACAGGATACACACTATAGCGGAGCAAGAGCAGCCGGAATAGTGTCAATTGTTTTACTATAATGTTAAGTAACACTACACTTTAAAAGAGGAACGACAATGTTAATAGAAATGCCTTATAAAGAAAATGACGTGGTTAGTTTAAAGTTATCGTCTGGCGAAGAATTAGTTGGTAAATTATATCAAGATAAAGACGATATCTTTATTATAGAGAAACCATTAAGTCTAACAGCAACGCAGGAAGGAATGGGTCTAGCGCCGTTTATGTTTACAGTGCACCACGAAAGTAAGTTCTATTTTCATAAAACAGGTGTTAGTTGCATTGCAAAAACTGAAGAAACAATGGCGAAAAATTATATACAAAGTACCACAGGATTACAGGTATAATGGCTTTTAAAGTAAGCAGAGACGTAGATACAGCAGGCGGAGATTTAATACCCAGTTCTTCGGATATATTTGTCGAAGATGAGTTAATTATATTAGACGGTGATGCTGTTAAAAGCCACGGCGACAATGCCCACAGCAATGCAACAGTCGATGTAACATTTACATCCGATGTATTTGGTAATGACGAAAAGGTGGCTGTAGAATTTAGTGACAGTAACGGCACCGGCGATAAAGCAACTTGCGGACATAAATTAACTGCATCTCAAAGCACTGTTACAGTAAATGTTCAATGAATAGACCTTAAGATCAAGTCTTAAGAATTTTAAAGGAGAAATAAAAATGACACAACCAACACATGAAGAGATTGTACAGGCATTTAACAATTACCTAAAAGAGCACGAAACTTTTGAAGGTAAAGGTGTAAAAGCTGCCGCAACACGAGCACGTTCAGCATTAGGTGATTTAGGCAAACTTACTAAAGAGCGCCGTAAAGAAATCATTGAAAAGAAAAACGCAATGTAATTTTTCTTAAATGCGTTTAAAGGACTCTTAGGAGTCCTTTTTTTATGACTAAATAATGTGGGCACATAACTGTAAGAGAGGGCACCAAGATGCAGAAGAACGAGTATGACGTAGTAGTTGTCAAAGTAGTAGATGGCGACACAGTAGATGTAGATATTGATCTAGGATTTGGAGTAACACTTAGAGACGAACGTGTTCGTATTGTGGGCATAGACACACCAGAGTCACGTACAAGAGACAAAGTTGAAAAAGTGTTTGGTCTTGCTGCTAAAGAGCGGTTATACGAACTTATGAAAAATGGGGCTAAATTAATCACTACAGAAAACAAACACGGAGAAGATATGAAAGGCAAGTTTGGGCGTATCTTAGGTGACTTTAAAATAGAACGATCTAACGACCGACCAGCAGAACTCGTAACAGATATCCTTGTTGAAGAAGGTCACGCTGTAGCATACTTTGGCGGGAGCAAAGAAGAGATTGCTCTAAAGCATGAAGCCAATAGACAGAAGCTATTACGTGAAGAAGTTATAAGTAGAAGTAGCTATGATGCCGCAGTGGCATTAATGGAAAACAAAAACTAACAAAGGAGATACAACATGGGTTGGAAAATTAAAGCACCTAAGATTAAATTACCTAAGCCTCCAA